GACCTTTGACGCAATATTGTATACGTAGTCCCATCTTTTTTCGGAATTCATGTCCATAGCGTGCATATGTTGTTCCTTGTTTAGTTTCAACTTACTACATTTGAAGCAGATGCATTTGCTAATTTTCATTATTTCTTTGATATGCTGTATAAATAGCACAGGACGAGCCAATTCAATGTGACCAAAATACCCAGGCGTGTCAATGTATGTATATCCATCGGTTGGACATATTGTACGTGGTTCCAGAACACCCATTCGTGGGTCAAATAAGCCATTCGGCTCGGGTGCGTTATTTTTGTACGTATCGCGGCTAGTAACTTCGACAACAGAGCTTCTTCGGATTTCTTCTGGTGACAACATACTAAATTGTACACCAATGATCCTAGAAGGCATCTTCTGTTCGTTCATACTTGACTTGTGAGACGACATACTAATATTTACCCTATAATTATACTGTTTATATTTTTATATGGTTGTTTTCAATTTTCTACATATGTAAATTTGTATTATTTTGTAACTGTTTTTATAGTTCTTGTAAAAAATTGAATTACATTCATATCTGGTTTGTAAGTTAACTATTTATACCTATTTATTACTTCATAAACCCCAATCACCATGTCCAATTTCAAGCAATTCAAGCCCAAGGCATTGAATGTCAAATCTAAGAGTGCTTCTTCCTCTAAGAAGACCAAATTAAGAAAAAATAAGGGCGACTCCGACAGTGACGAAGAGGAGGTTTCTGAGTATGAAACCACCTCAGATTCTACGTATGAACCTCCTAAACATAAACCTCGTACTAGAAGCAATAGTGTGCTTGATGAGGACGACGATGAGGACATTGAAGATACGGAGGATGAGGAGGAAGACGACGATGAAGATGACGAAGATGAAGATGACGAAGATGACGAAGACGAAGATGACGGTAAAGACGCAAACGTTAATATTAGTCGGTCTGCCATACAGAAGATTATTTCTCAGATCTTCCCATCTAAGTATATGTCCAATCGCGCCAAGCAATCCGAAGAGGCTATCCAAAATAAAAAGTCAAAGAAAACAAAGAAGGCTGTACCCGAAAAAAAACGTCGCAGACAAGTCGTGGAACTCGATGAAGAAGAAGATGAAGATGAAGACGAGTATGAAGACGAGTATGAAGAAGATGATGGAGAAGATGAAGGTCTATATAATATTCTACTTCTTGATGGAATGGACGGACAGCCAGCCGAAGACGACTACAATGAAGAAGATGATGATGCCGAATGTGACAGCGATGACGAAAAGATGTTTATGAGGGAAGCGTATGAAACCGTAGACATTCCAGCAGTTAACGATAAAAAGGCGAAGAAGGCCAAGAAGCAGAAAGCCGCTGAAAAGTCCAAAAAAGAGGCCGAAGATGAAGTTGAACTAACCGATGTTCAGCAGGAATATTTGGACCTGGTTGATACAAAGAAGACATTGACTACACAGCTGCAACGGAAGCCTACAAATAAGATTTTGCAAAGGGCCGTCAGGGAATGTGATGCGTCAATCAAGGACTTGATCAAGCAATCGCGTATTAACAATGCGAAGGCATATCATAAACTTATTCATTCGCATAAGAAGCAGACAAACGAAGTGGATTACTTCAAGAAGAAGCTCTCTAACAAAGAACAGCTTCAAGTTATGAATGACTTGAAGGAAATTAATAGTTACACCAATATAAATAAACCGTATCGTCTCGCACTACTGGACGCCAAGATGCCAGCAAAGTTCAAGTCTGTGGCTATGCAGAAGTTAAGTGTATTGCGCTCAATGGACCCCAGTGATAATGAGTATTATAAGATCAAGAACTGGGTGGACGCGTTTATGAAGATACCATTTGGTGTCTATCGTGGTCTGACAGTATCAATTGACGATGGCGTAGATAAGTGTCACGAATATATGAATGACGCAATGACCACATTAAATAATTGTGTGTATGGTCTAAATGATGCAAAATTACAGATTATGCAGATGGTTGGACAATGGATTTCTAACCCTTCCGCTATGGGTACTGCGATTGCGATTAAAGGCCCGATGGGTACGGGTAAAACTACCTTGGTCAAGGACGGTATTAGTAAAATCCTTGGGCGAGACTTTGCGTTTATTGCATTGGGCGGAACTGGCGATAGCAGTTTCTTGGAAGGCCATTCCTACACATACGAGGGAAGTACGTGGGGTAAAATTGCCCAAATCCTGATGAATAGCAAGTGCATGAACCCTGTAATCTACTTTGACGAGTTAGATAAGATTAGCGATACACCTCGCGGAGAGGAAATCGTAGGTATTCTAACTCATCTGACAGATACCTCGCAGAATAGTCAATTCCACGACAAGTATTTCTCGGAGGTGGACTTTGATTTAAGCAAGTGTCTGTTTATTTTCAGCTATAACGACGAAAGCAAGGTAAATCCTATCTTGCGCGATCGTATGTATCGCATACAGACAAAGGGCTATGATGCGAAGGAAAAGGTCACCATCGCACGCAACTACTTGTTACCAAAGATACAGGAACAGGTTAACTTTAAGGACGGGGACGTTATTATTCCAGACGAAACATTGCAATATATCATTTCAAATGCAGGTTTAACTAGCGAAGAAGCTGGCGTGCGTAACTTGAAGAGATGTCTTGAAATTATTTATACAAAGCTCAATCTCTTCCGGCTAATGAAGCCAGACACGAAGATCATCGGAATTGACATTGATTTAAAAGTCAGTTTCCCATTTACAGTGACAAAGCGCGAAGTTGACATTATTATTAAATCAGAAGAAAAACAAAATCAAAGCATGTTATCTATGTACGTGTAAGCGACGTATTCGCATAAGGGTTGTATATTTGTATTTTTTACGAATATACAAACGACTTAAAAGGTGTATTACGATATATGTAAATGGACATGAATTCTTGTACAATTGATGTTGAATTGATGGCAAATGCCAAAACACAATTGGACGGTTTATTGGAAACATCACAAAATGAAGATTTTAAATGCATTGCGCAGTTGGTTAATGCTTATCTTAGAAAATATTGCAAGCATAATATTGTGTCTGATATGATTGATATATCAGACACACGTAGTAAAACTATTTATTATTGTGAATATTGCAGCCTAACATTTGACGGGTTATCGGCGCCTAAATAGTATATATTATATGTTGGAATGTACTAAACTTACTTCCCTATTTCACTTGGACGTCCACCAGAATTCCCCCCACGTGTGTTTAATAGTTGTGTTTGTTCAGGCGTTAGTTGCAGTTTGCCCATTGTGTTGGTTAATCCGTAACTATTGCCAGATGGTCCTCCGGGTGTGCCAAGAAATTTCTCGTTCATAGGGGGTTTATAGTTCGGTGAACAATACAACTCATCAAATCCGTCTACTTTTGTACATTGAGTATCTCCTTGAATGGAATTCTTGCCGTGTATGTCCTGAGGATTAACAATTACTTGGTCATTTACTATATTGCTGAATGCTTCTCCTAATGGTCGGGTTAATGTAAATCCGTCGTATGGGAATTCAACTGCAAATATACTATCCTTTGAGTATGGTACGATGCGAATGGTAAAACTCATAGCTATAAATATTAGTAGATATAATGCTGCTATTACTACAATATGTTTTAATTCTAACTCGGAGGTAAACATGTATAAATTGACATTAGATATTTTTTATTCTATAATTCCCATTGATTGACTAAATATGTTAATAATATTTGTCTTAAATGTACATAAATAAAATGTTACTTATATATATATTGACATTATACTTGATATGGCAAACCTCAGTGATCATGAACGTTTAAATCTAAAGAAGTTGGTTACTGAAATGGAAGGCGAAGATAATACTCATAATATTCGTAAGGTGAAACATAGTGTGCCTATGCGTAACGACATACGTGCAATGGGCCTTCTAGGGAAGACCCATAACAGCATGAAGAAGAATAATCCAGATGCATTTAAATCGTTGTGTCAGACAAAATGTAGTTTCTTATATAATAACTACACTGATATCTTCAATAAATTGCTGAGTGATGAGCTAGACTTAACTATTATGACTAAGCTATTGACTGTATTGAAATTAATTGAGGATGGCAACACTGACCAACACGAGGGGTCTGTTATGGTAGGTAAGATATTGAAAGAATTGTATGTAGATAGTGCGGCTAGGCGTATTGAGAACCTAGATAAACAGCACGAAGGTGAACAGGTTGAAACCAATGCGGGTAAGACGGTTTCTTGGCGTGAGTTCAAGAATATGAAATAAATATATAACGTAAACAGTATAAAAATATTCGTATATTATGATTATTCAAGATGAATACACATAATGTGGACGATCTAATTCGCCAAATTAAACTGTTTCGTATGCAGAATACACAACAGACTTATTGCGATAACTTTGCTATCTTAAAATTGGTTGTCCACGATAATCAATTGAGAGATAAATATACCAGTTTGGTTGATACCCATAATAAAAATATGTTGGAACGATTTTACCCGGATTCCGGATTTGACTTATTATTCCCAGATGACGTTGCATTTGACAAGGAGGTATCAACCAAGTTTGTTGATTTAAACGTTAAGACTGAAATGCTGTATGTAAATGTCGCACAGGAAACATTTTCCGGTTGTGCGTTCTCAGTTCACCCACGTTCTAGTATTTCTAAGACACCATTGATGCTCGCCAATCATACTGGCATTATTGATGCAGGTTATCGCGGAAATTTAATTGGGGCATTCAGGTGGCTAAACGATGATAATTCGGCACATAGCTATAACGTAATGCAATATACACGGTTGTTGCAAGTGTGTCACCCCACTCTATGTCCGATTTATGTTATTCTACTGGAAGACAATACTTTATCTTCTTCTGAACGAGGTGCTGGGGGGTTTGGGTCAACTGGTTTATAACCCTTTATTTTGTAACCTATAAAATAACTCTTTATTTTATAGATTTAACTATGTCGGCAGATGACCTAACTCAATTATACAACATGCATGTCTATAAAGGCAAACGATATTACAAGAAGAGATCAAAGACCAACAATAGTCGTGTAATTGCATTTGATTTAGATGAAACATTAGGTTCTTTCGCAGATTTAGAAATATTATGGACGGCACTTCAAGATTATACGGACGACGATGTGCCAGTCAATTTTGATCATTTACTAGATATCTATCCTGAATTTTTACGTTATGGTATATTACCAATATTGGAGCACTTGCTTGAAAAAAAACGCACAAATGAGTGTAGTCATCTATATATTTATACAAATAACCAATGTTCAGTAGAATGGGTTGACATGATAGCTAGATACTTTAATTACGCATTACATACAAAAATACCAGTTTTTAATCAGATTATTTCTGCATTTAAAATTAACAGTCGGCGTGTTGAACCTTCTAGGACCACACATTCAAAAACTTATTCTGACTTTATTAAATGTACCTTATTACCAAAATCAACAGAGCTCTTCTTTGTAGACAATACTTACTTCCCTAGTATGAAACATACTGACGTTTATTATATTCAACCCAAGCTATATATCCATCATCTATCAACGCAAGATATCATACAGCGATTTGTAAATTCCGATCTTTTTGTTAAGTTATCCCACAGAAAGGGATCAATTCCCCAGGATACTATGCATAGTTGCTTACTTCATGCATTTATCCAAAGTAATGCATACACTACCGGCAATCCAAAGTTAAAAGATCTAGAAACAGATATAATAGTTGCCAAAAAGATTATGTATCACATACGTGACTTTTTTCAGTTGTCTAATATAAAATGTCGGACAAAACGAAAGCGGGTTCGTATTGGACATATTACACGACGAAATAAGTAACGCATTGTTATGTATTTGTGTAATCATATGCCATCATAATCAATTGTTCTTCGGTTGACAATTTTTGAAATGTAATACATTCATCAAACTTGTATTGTATAAATCGGTTCATTCCATTCTTACACATGACTTGTGTGCCGTTGTCCATAAACTTAATATCCACTACGATCGCCCCATTTGTTAATATTCCTGTTCCGTTTCGTATCCATCTTATATGCTTTCCTTTATGTAGTTCGTTTATTTCATCTACATAACGGTACCCTATCAACTTTTTACATATTTCCTTCTTTTTATCTATTTGACAAATTTGTTCAGATACGAGTTCATATATTTCGGTTGCTATACTTGCCATAGTTTTATTTTCTAGATAATCGTGTTTGTCAGTTTCAATCTTACTTAGTAGGTTATCAATATCTAATGTTGAGAACAAGTTGGGATCCTTTAATGCATCTTCAAATAACTGATTTATATTTAGTTCTGGGGTGTTCTCCATTTGACATATATTATGTTCATATATCTTTATATCTTGTCCTCGTATATATCGGGTATGGGAAGCTTGGCCCAATATCGGTCAAATGTCTCTGCTATTCCGGTGTTGATTAATAAGAATATTGCGCTACTAAATATAATATTTGCATCATATTGCTTTAATTCGTGTTTTCGCAAAGGGTTAAACCTTAAAATCAAAATTAAACATACAACCGTTTGCATAAATATTTTTAATTCATTTATGTATGTGGGATTAAATGCAACTATACCCAAAAATAATGCTATATATCCCCCATACAGTGCTGCGCTGAGGTAACCGTAGTTTTTACCGGCATAATCAATTATCTCATCTAGCTTTTCTATTAGACTATTTGTCATTTCTATCGCAATATACATGTTATATATATTTTTGAATATAGATAAACAGATATTTTCACCTTACACTAATAGAACTAATGAACAAAATAGCAAATAAATATTTGGTTGAGGAGAACATTGGGTCGGGCTGTTTTGGTTCTATTTTCAAAGGATTAAATTGTAGAACAAATACGCGGGTTGCGATTAAAATGGAGAACACCGACACTGATGTAAAAATACTTAAAAATGAGACGACTATTTTGAAGTATTTATACGACCAAGGTTCTCGTGATATACCAATTGTTTATTGGTTTGGTATACATAATAATAAAACGTGTATGGTAATGTCGCTATACGACTGCTCGCTTCACGACTATATTCAACGAAAACCATTACCTGTTAATAAAATAGATATCATGATGCGTTCCATGATAAGCATCTTCCAGTTTATGCATAGCAAATTTATTATACATCGCGATATTAAACCGCAAAATATAATGTTAAAGGACGGTGAACTTTATCTTATTGATTTCGGGTTTGCCACATCTTTTGTTGATGAGAACTCTGACCACATTATAGATGACGGCAAACGCCTACATATCATTGGCACCCCGAAATACGTGAGTTACCATATTCACGCAGGTTCTCTTCCAGCACGTCGCGATGATCTGATTTCACTCGGTTATGTATATATCTATTTATGTAATAGAAGTCTCCCGTGGGATACGTTAACTGATCCCGATGACACCACCTCGTCAGAATATGAAGAAACTCATATTTTGAATTATAAAAATAAACAACGGAAGGATTTAAAACGTATTGAGAACATTCGGCCGTTATGTAAGACGATTACCTCGCAAATTGAGAACTTTCTAAACTACTGTTACTATATTCAATATGACGACAATCCGGCATATGACGCGTTAATTAATATATTCGTGTCGCCATTAATTCATTGCACCCGTATTGAAACCCAATCCGGTACGTGATCCTCGGGGTTGCTTTATAATACCCTTCTGGGTAGACTTTGGTCGGTTAACCACTACCGGTTTGGGTAGATCGCCAATAAATTTACGTTCAGTAGTTTGTACGGCGGGAGTTTCAACTGGCATATCCA